CCTTCATCCGCGCCCTGATAACAGAGGGCGGAGTTTTATCCGTAACGGCTTGGGAAGCGCCTGGGTTTGCTCTAATAGAACCTAATGGTGCAGCACGCGCTCCGGCTTGCTTTGTTCCATTATTACCCATTAAAGAAAACGACAACTTATTCACTTCCCTTGCCTGGTCTAGGGGATGGAGTTTAGAGATTCTTTGTAACTCAGAACGATTTTTACCTAAGCGATACGCAACCTCTGCTGGGTTCTCAACGAGTAACAGCGCGTCCCGCACTGCGTCAGAAAAGGGGGCATCGCCCTCTCTTACGACATCGTCAAAATCCTCATACTTGTCAGAGGCACGGTCAAACTCATCATTCAAACGCTGATATTGCTTTTGAACATGGGCATGACTTTGCGCCTCTTTAGCTTGCCTCTCTTCGTGTTCCCTCATTCCAAGAGCCATGCGTACTGCACGTTGTATGCGTTCCTCTTCATTCTGCCCAGGCGGATTAGGCTGCCCAGTAGAAGGATAAGGATTGGAGTCATAACTTTGTTGTTGAGGGTTGGCGCTGTCGCTCATCACAGATTGCATATGCGTTAAACGCTCATGCAAATTGCGCATTTCCCTAGCGTGTTTTTTAGCTTGCATTCCCAAACGCTTCTTTACGCTAATTGGGTCGTCCTCGTTTGCAAGCCCCTGGTCGTCCTGAACACCCTGTTCTTCGGCGTCCCCTGGCCCTACACCGCCATTCTCAACATCTTCGTTATCACCACTTAAAGCTTCGGCTTGTTCGTTTTGGTCTTCGTCCATGACTTCTCTATCTCCATTTCGACACGTAATCGCGCCCTAGACCTTACGGTAGGCCTGAGACCCAGAGGAAATCCTTTCCTCGATAGTTAACAGTATAGACCTTATTTAAAAGCCGTTGTACGCCATATATGGGGGTTAAGAAAATAGTTATGGGTTTATCAGTGGTTATCAGAGATAATTGCGCAGAGGGCAAATTTACCGCTCTGCGCAACGATTCTTATCTTTCTTTGGAAGGTGATTTGTGAATGCTTGACAAAACTTGTGCCAATTTGGCGGAAAAGTCGTTATCGGCCTTGTCATAGTCTAATTCAACCTTTCGATTCTCAAGTCCTAGTTTTTGGCGTTCAAGATGTCTCTTATCTGCCATCTCTTGGGACTTCATTATCATCTCAGCCTGTTCAAGCAAATGTTTTTCCTTGCGAATCTTCAACTCTTCAGCTCGTTCCATAAGTTGCTGTTCTTCAAGGTGCATTTTTTGCTCATTCATCATCATTTGTTGTTGCTGCGCTTTCATTTGCGCTTGCATCATTTGCTCTTGAGGATTTGGCGGTTGAGGTGGTAATTGCTTACCTTCTTCTTCTGCGATAATTTGAGGTGGAACCAGAGATTTAAAGCGGGAAGCAATTTGTGGCATAAACTGGACGTCCAAGTTTTTAGCCCATAAATCTGCAATAAGTGGGAAGGTTTGAGGATTAGCTTGAATAGTTTGCTGGAAAAACTCAAGTGCAATGTCTTTTTGGACTGCAAATGATGGCCCTGTGTCAATCTCCACATCATAATCACCTGTGTCTAGTACGTTTTCACGAATGGGTTCGCCATTATCAGATTGGCCCGTAACCTTGTTTAATGTGATGGGTTCGCTGCGCCCATCCGCTTTAGAAACAATCATGTGGCGCTCATGCTCTCCGGCAATTATTGGCAGAAGGTCATTAACTACGCGACCGCCTTGCTCAACAGCTTGGTTTAAATTATCAAACCAGACGTAAGCCGACATTGACCCTTCCATTTTGCGTTCACGCCTAGCTTTGCCGGACATATCACGACCTTGGAGTGCTTCATTTTCAGAGAAACCCAGTATTTCGCGCATGTCTTGCGAACCACGTTGGAATTGTTGCAAAAGGGTAGGGGATAGTTCCCAGGCTGGCATTTTTTGCGGCAATGCCCCTGTTTTGGGGTCGGGTTTCGCTGTAAGAATACCCGCTTGTAATTCAGGGTTACGCCATACTTGCTCATTACCGACAATGTTATCGGGTGTACCAAGCCATTGTTCACGTCTACGGTTTTTAATCTCTGCTGCAATCTCCGAGCCTACATAGTTAATGAATTTCTGCGCGTCCTTTGCTTCATGAATAAACGAACGGGTATATTGTTTGCCGTTAATGTAATTCGAGTCACCATCCACAAATACAATAGGAAGGTATTTTGATGGCCAGTCGGTGAAGTCTATAATTTGATTTTGTGTTAGCACGTATTGGCGAATAATGTAGTCTTTGGAATTTCTTTCGCCAACAATAGTTGGGATGTCGCGCAATATAATATCCCCTACAACTTGTGAGGACTTGGCTATTTCCTCTTTCATCTTGTACTCTTTTTGTCTTTCGTCCCACTCTTCTTGCGTTACTGACTCACCATTGGATAAAAGCAAAAGCTTGATGGGAAACCATTCTTTACGGGTGTATTTACAAACTACAATTGTGTCTCGAGTTTCCCACTGAAAATCCAGTAATGACCTGGGGTCTGAATAGCTAACGGGGTTCATTACATGCGGATATGTGGCGTAAAACTCTTCTTTGGTATATAGGAATTGGCGCGAACAAAAATTACCATCCCCTTTGTGTGGCATCATAGCCGTGGGGTCAAATGATGTTCGGCTGGCATCAGGGATTAATTCATAGCGTATGGTTTGGTTAAAAGACAGTGGGTTTTCATAGTCTAAGCATATCTCAAATGCCCCGTAACCCATCATCAATGCTGACCTAAACGCTGTTTGATAGACTAAATCGTTCTGACTTTTGTACGATATGGTTCTTACTAGGTCAGCACGCAAGTCGATTTGTTTTTGGTTCGCTTTGCCATTGAGTGAGCGCACCATTAAATCGGGCTTGTTCTTGCGTTGTTCTCCCGCAATCTTTTTGGTGACATCATACAATTTGTTAAATGTCATTGCGGGTTTAAACAGGCGTGAGAACTCAGACCTTTCTACTGCTGACCACTGGTCACGTAGCAAAAAGTTCATGTCGTCACGTCCACGCACAACGTTCTCATCAAAATACCCATCCCAAAGGACTAGGTCTTCTCGCGCTCTTTTTAGTACTTCTGCCTCATCGATTCCAGCATCTTCAAGTCTATCTTGTAGGCGCTCGTTGATTTCTTCAACATCTTCAATGGGCATTTGTTCAGCAATAATTTCCATGCCAATTCCCCGTCCGTTGGGTTAAATACCTTGTCCTTAAATAGCGACTTTAACAATTCCATGTCAAAGTCGCCTTTTAACGCCCTAATCTAAGAGTGTTTTAAGCAGCTTCTGCGCATTCTGCGTCAACCACTGGTTTTGGAGCTACATATTCCACCCAATCGCAACCGTCAAAGTCAGCAATAGAGAAAATGAAATTACCCGCATTAGGGTTGGGTTGAGTTACTATTTTCCAAACATAGCCCATATCAGGAAGTATTTTTAAATACCCTTCACTGGTTTCCCATGCTTCACGTCTCATTGGCTTACCTTCTTTTAACTGTGCTAAAGCTTCTGTAAACAACATCCTTATTTCTCCTTGGTTTATGGTAAAACGGTTAGTGTACAAACACTGTTTGCAAATACTGGCTTGTAAACTTGATGCCCATCACTAGCGACAGTAAATACAAAGTCAGTAGCTAACAATGCAATGCTTTGAGTCTTTAAGTAGTTATCCAGGTAACCTGCTGCTGATACTTCGGCAAGTGTGTTATTTGGGCAATACAGGCGACATAATCTAGGCGTTACATCGTTATTTTCCCCTGCAAAACTGCATATTAGGGTTATTTGTGATTGTGCTGACATGTTGCGCTCCTTTGCTTAGTTAGTTTATCCAAAATTATTCTATACTCTTTCTCACACTCTTTGCACTTGCTCTGAATGTGTTCTTTGTTTGTATATTTACCACAAAACATACATCGTGTTGTCATTAAAAAATCCTCATGACAGGGTTAAACATGTTCTCGTACTTATTGCTCTCTACTTTATCGTTGGTAATTCTATCACTGGCCAACTCAAGACACCCATAACCCAAGCCGTCCATAGCATGTGAGTACACATTCTTGTTGGGTTTGTCTTTGTAACGCTCTTCGCCTCCGACTGCCACGCGAGCATACACATAACCTTTTACAAACCCCTTGAATAAGGTAGGGCATTGTTTTTTATCGAGTACAAATCCTGGCTTACCATCAACCATACGATTTAGGAAGTAACGCACTGAGCCTAAACGTGGGTCAATGTCATTAGTTCGTGCTGAATGCGTGGGAATGCCAAGGGTATTTAATTCACCAATACAAGACATTTCCTCAACAATTTCATTTCGTGCATTTCCTGCTGGGTCTGCTACCGACATTCCTATTTTACAGTACGGGAAGTCTTTTGCTATTTGAGGAATGACAATGGCTTCGGCAAAGCTTCTAATACCCATACCATCCGCTATGTACTCCTTGAGTACCAGTAATTGGCCACGGGCTGATAACTGCATGACAACACAAGCTGGTGTCAATCCAAAGTCCCATCCTAGTATTAACTGTTCCCCTTGAATAGCAGCCAAAGCTTCAACAGCGTGAAAATCGGGATTAAACTCAGGATAGACTCGCTTGCCAAATCCAACAGCGCCATACTCGCCAAGACAAAATACTTTAACAAACTCTTGGCTCTGTCCATGGGCGAGCTTCTCATAGTAATCATTAGGCAAATGGTCAAAGTTATCGCATTGAGGATTTCGCACCCAATTGTCATCTTCATCCTTAATTAAACCTGGCGGTTGCTTAAAAAGTACATGGCCTGGGTAGGTATTTTCTTCAAAGTCTTTGAATATCCAGTGGTCATCTTCGGGCGGGTTAGTGTCTGCAATGATGCCAGACCAATACGGTTCATGACAAAACGCCTTTGATGGGTAACGGTTCACCCGTCCTTTCATATGGGCAAGCGCTGCCTTTGGAACTTCGGATAATTCGTTAATGTAGCAACCTGTTAATTCCAGTGATTTAATCTTGCGCACATCTTCGGGTCTATCCAAAGCAATAAACAACAATTCAAGTTCTACAATGCCAAAGCCATCATTAAAGCTGTGTTCATAGGTCAATATAGGCTTTTGGCGTTTGCGTACATCGCCTAAATCTTCAAACCATGCAAGCCAGGTAGCTAGGGTTGTAGTGGCAAGCTCGCCAGAAGTATTTCGCACAATTCCCCACCTGCTTCGTCTTCGACCGTTATGCCAACGTGGAACTGAGCAAGCTCTTCTGACAATTTCTGCTGCTGCCCAAGTACTCTTTCCGCTACCATAAGGCCCCATAATGACACGCACAAAGCTGTCATCGATATGAGCAATATCACCAGTCGCAGTTGGAATATAGATTTTATCTTGGTCTTTAGCATGTATCGTCATCCTTGTGTCGTTAATAGTAATCTGCTTCTCTATGCCCTTTCTGCGAGATTCTTCAATTGCTGCAATGCGTTTGGCTATTCCTGATGCGCTTAAACTCATTTCTCTAAAATCCTTTTAGGCGGAATGGTTTTATAAGGGGATCGCGTGTAGGTATC